GCAGTAGTTAAACTAAGACTCATTGATATTGCTGCGGCTATTGAAGCCCTCAAAGACTTAGGGTTATTGCCATCATGTAACGGTGAACTAAGTTGTCTAGTCCAATCTGTTGCGTCTAGTTCCCAGCTCATAGGTTATACCCTACTTCTTAGCAGTCTTAGCGGAGCGTTTGAACTGTTTGTCGGTAGGGGCACCTTTGGCACCCTTCTTCCGCATAGTTTCGCAGTTCTTTTTGCCACTTTTCTTGCACTTCTCGATACGCTTTTTCTTCGCGTTTATGTTTGCGTACAGACCTTTAGCCATTTTTCTTCACCTTTCTGGGTGCCGGACTCTTTTTAGGAGTCTTAGTAGCCGCAGTTTTAGTGATAGGTTGCATGGTTTTTGGGTCAATACCGCGACGTTTTAGCTCGTCAGCGCTGGGTTTTAAGATTTGCATTATGCTCCCCTTATGCCGCTGCGACTGTTCCGCCAGTATCAGAACGTTTCCAATCAGTACCGTCAGAGAACGCTAAGATAGCCGCGCCTCCCGCACCGTTAGAAAAGTATGCGATTGTACCTGCGGTAAAACCACCTGCTGATGGGGCGGTAGCTACTTCATAAGTTGGAGCAACAAAACCATTTAAAGATATTACTGGGCCAGAAAACGTAGTGTTAGCCATTAGGATTTCCTCATACACGAGTAACTATGTGGTCTGTGTATTGTCAGACGGGTGTGAATCTGTCCACATAGCTTAACTTGTTTCACCCTGAGACTTTAATGTACACGGTTTGTACGAAAAAGCAAACTTTACCTAATAAAAAACCACCCGAAGGTGGTTTTTAACGTAAGTGGTTGGTTCTAAAGGCTAAGCGCCCGGCGAACCCCACATACCTAACGGGTCAGATACACCAAAACTGTACCTTTCACGCGCTTTGTAGCGAGCGTTACCGGTATCGAAATCACCATCCATTCCGGTTTGCATCGCTACACGAGTAAAGTGCTTCAATCCATTAGGAATGTCGGTTTTTAAGAACCAAGCGTTGGTATCAGTCAGATAATGGTTAACCGCGTAACCTTCAGGTATAGAACCGTTAGATTTAATCGCGTTAATGTCATTATCAGCGGTCGAGGTACGCATATCAGTCTCTAACAAGCGAGTTGCTACAAACATAAGCTGTGGTGGTACGATTAACTTACGAGGACGTGCCGCAATCAAAAGACCACGTTCGTCAGTCCACTGGCTAATCTGAATAACGGCGGCTTCAAGAGAAGTCTCGTTAAGGTCAGCAGCTACAGTTGGCTCGTTAGAGTTAGTTCCACCAGATACCAAAGGATGGTCAGTAGCAAAAAGCTCTTTACCATCACCATAAGTAGTACCCGAGTTAAAACCGTTGTTGAGGATAGATGCCGCTTTAACCTGCTTGGTATAAGCCATTGCGCGAGCAAGTGCTTTAGTATAGCGAGCAGAAAGGCTGTCATATAAGTTATCTTCCATCGCTTCTTCAGTGATAGAGAAACCCATTGCAACAGTCTCGTGGTTATAACGTGCAGTCCATGCTTCTTGTGCGTTGTCATACTCAATCGCTGCGCCTTCTGCTTTAACAGGGGCGGCAGAGAAGCCTGACAGTTTTGTTTCTTCTTCAAAACTACGTTCTGAGCTTTCAGTGTCAAAGATGTCCGCATGTTCGTTTTCGTACTTACCGTACTCCATACCAAACAAGGCGTTCAACCCCGGCAGTAACTCTTTCAATAGCTGTGCGCGTGAAATTGCCATTAGTTAGCTCCTTATACGCCGGTTACGTTGTTAAACTGATGCCCAGCATTCCACTTGACGTACGCTTCGGTGAATCCACCTGATGCGTTTTTCGTCTCCTCAACCAAGCCAACAATGCGCAGTGGTAGAGTATTAGTAGTTGCTGAAGTAGCAGAAGCCGCAATTTTTGAGTTGCCAGTGTTGACATCTCCGGCGTTGTCTACCATCGCTACATTAGCACCGAGGTCAGTTAACGCTAAATCGCCAATAGTTGTACCTGATGAAACTACCGCGACTTTGAAAAGTACGTCAGTGGCATCAACAACATAAGCTTCAATATCGTCCGCAGCAGTGTTTGCTGGGTAATATTGGCTGAACAGTTTCTGTTTAGTGGTAGGGTTCGTGTAAGAGCACCCCATGAAAACACCGATAGGTGTCATTGCTGCGTCAGCAGCGTCGCGCTGGATAGTTCCGCCAGTAACTAGAGTCACTGCGTCCCCGTAGAAGATGCTTGTTGCGTAGCCACTAGCAATTTTGTAGCTTCGCGTAACACCAACATAAGGAACACCGCTTAAAAGTTTTACTGGGCGTAAACCATATGGCGCTTCAACAGCAGGATAAGCCATTGTCTTATCTCCAATTAATTTCCGTTACCAAAAGTAACCTTCGATTTTCTGTCGTGAAACAGAGGCATACGAGGGTCGTTCTCACGCATGAAGTTGTTGTCCACCGCCTGCATCTGAGACTTTGCCTGCCCTGCGTAGAACTCGTTACGTTCATCAACTAGTTCTTGCGGGGTTTTACATAGTAACAACCCACCGATAACGATGTTATCTTTGAATTTATCACCTGCATCAGCAGCCATCATCTGCATTTCGGGGTGGTCTTCAGCCTTAACAGGCTCCCAACCTTCACGCAACTTTGAGGATACGTTAGTGGCGTCTACGTTTCCAAGAGTAGAAATCCTAACCCAGTGGTACTTGTACCCGGGCTCTTCGTCAGGAGAGGGCAATAGTTCAGGACGTTGCCATGCTTTCTTACGCTCTGCCGATGTGCGGACCTGTGTTTCTCTTTTCAATCTGTTCTCAGCCATTATGATTTCCTCATTTCAATCGCAACCTGTTTGGCGTACTGTTCGGGGGTCAAGCCTAAGCGTTTAGCTAGACGTACTTGTGTTTGCGTTAGTCGCACCTTTCGGGGTGCTGTGCTCCGCGATGCGGGGGCAACCACGTTGTCGTCAGGTTTTTCACGCTTTTGCGCTGGTTCCACGACATCATCAAAATTATCAGAAAAGACTTGGCGCATACGAGAATCTATGGTCTCGTAGTAGTCATCTGATTTTGGGTCAACACCGTTTTTGATTAGCTTGTTATGCAGCCCTAAGGCGTAAGCTGTCATTTCATCATCGGTATTAAACCAAGTATTTTTCTTGGCCCAGTCAGCGGCGCGGGCGTCCGTTTCCGGCTTTTGCGGCGGCGCTTTTTGGGGCTCTTGGTTACCTTGTACACTAGAATCATCCTCTTGTAAAGGAGTTACCTTGTAATCACTTATCTTCTGTAAGCGTTGTTTTGCTTCCGTAAGTGATTCTTGGGCTTCTAGTAACTTATCAACGTCGCCGTCGTTGTAGGCTTTTTTATAGCGTTCCTGTGCGATTTTATACGAACTCTCGGCGTTCGTCTTGGCCTGTTGTAGCAAAGCGGTTTGGCTTTTATTGCCTGTCTGCTTAAGCGTTTTGTTCTCATCGATAAGCTTTTGGGCCAACGCCTCTAGCTCTTGGCGCTCCCGCATAGCAGTTTCTTTTGCCCTGCGCTCATCGTGGTAACCTTTGGTAAAATGTTTAATTCGGTTACGCACTTTTTCAGAGTAAGACTCGAGCTCTTCGTCGCTAGGGTCTTCTGGCGGGTCAGACGGTTTACGTCCTCGGTCAGCTTTAGGTGTGTCGTCCACTACCTCTAGCTCTAAATCATCGTCGTCCTCAACCTTAGCTTTCGCTTTAGGTTTTGGGTCGTCTTCTACTTCTACTTCAACCTCTTCCTTCTTCGCAAGATGCGAGTTCGGGTTTTTAAGGTCAATGGTTTCCATCTTGTTGGGCTCAAGCTCAATCTTGCTGTCGTCCTCATCTGGAAATTCAAACTCTATTTTTTGCATAGCCATAATATTTCTCCTAAGCCGCTGTTACGCCACGAGGGTCTGGTATGACAGCTTCGATAGAATCGTCATTCATAATGCGATACTCTCTGCCATCTACTTTTACCCGTGTACCTGAGTTCATACGGAACATAACGAAATCGCCCTGTTTGCACCAAGGACCATGTGGGAACCGGTCTTTGTCTTTGTAACAATCAGCGCCCATGTCAACAACAATACCCATAATCGACATTATGTAGTCCTTCTGCATATCACTGCCGGATTTTATAATGCCTGAGTTGCCATAGGTTTCTTCGATTTCAGGTAACGCAATTAGTACGCGATACCCTACCGGCTTAGGTAGCCGTGCTTCTATTTCCGCATCAGTTAGTTCTTGCTTCTCGCTAATCTTGTCTGCCACTTTGGACATATCAAGCTGCGGTACGCTAAACTGAGTTTTTCCGGTCATGTTAATCTTCCCAATTTTCGTCGTTTTCGACTTGTTTTTGGAGGCTTTTTAGTTTGTTTAGCGCGACAGTAAGCCCCCTGAGCTGCCCCGTTAAATAGCGATAGTCATCAAGTGTCTCTACTCTGTTACCCGTAAGCACATCTGTGATTCTCTTAATATCTTCGCTAATCTCTTTGTCCATTATCTGAAATACACTAGCCACACTATCACCCGAAAGTAGTGGGCTTAGCTATCGAGCGTATTGCCCACATAAACCCTTGTTGTAAGTTAGTGGTGGCGAGAGCTACACTGCGTTTATCAGTTAGGCGGTTCTCCCCTATTTTTCTATGTTGGTTGTCCATTATTGCCCCCTTGGTTTCTCTGGTTTACTTTCTGCTCAATCATACGAGCAATCTCCATCTGCATTTTGTTATCTTCTCGGCGGTCATCTGCAGCTAGTTGTGCGCCCGCTTTTTCCGCTTCAAGTTCTAACTCTTCCCTGTCCAGTTGTACCCCTCTAGATTTCAACATATTCTCGATGTTGTCCATCTGTTCCTTGTGGGCTTGCTGGCGCTCCCTGAGTTGTATCTCAGCTTGGTCTTTCTGCGCTTTGCGTTGCTGGTCTTGTTGTTTTATCTGCAGCTCTTGTTGCTTCATCTGCATGTTCGGGTCTTGCGCGGCTTGCTGCGCAGCTTGTTGTTGCGCCATCTGCTGGTTCTTCTGAGTAAGCTGTTGACCTGCCATAGCCATCAGGCGGGATAACTCCATCTCCACACCTTCTGGTAACGGAGCACCCGGTGGCGGTAGTGGCGCCCCAATTTCTGCTTCAATCTTAGAGCGGTAGCTGAACGCTAAGTGTTCTGCCATATGCGCTTGCAACGCCGCCATGATTTTCTGGGCGTGGGGGTTCTGGCCAACCATCTGCATCATCATCGGGTCTTGCATCATAGAGGTATGTACTGCGATATGAGCTTCGTGGTCTTGGTATATAAACGCTTTCATTGGTGACCCGTTTAACGCATCCATGTTCTCAGACACTGGGTCCTTAGGTATGGCGTCTTCCTCGAGCGGAATGATTTTATCCGCGTCTTTTATGCCTATAACGTCAAGCATCTGACGGTGCAGTTGTGGCAAGTTGTATATTTCAGGTGCTTGTGAGGACATCTGTAGGGCAGTTTGGTACTGAACTACACGTTGTGCCATGGTAGTGCTGTTAGGGTCGGATACAGGCAATATATCAACTATATTATAGTCGTCGCTAGTAGCGTAAAACTGCCCCGTATCAGGGCTATATTCGAGCTCCACGGGGGCTTCTTTAGCGATAATACTCTTTAAAAGCTTAAATTCTTGCTTCATCGCGTAATGCACACGGCTCTGTACCGCTGCCATGGGTTTCAAAATACGCTCGATAATCGCCAAAGTGGTCCCAACCGGCGCATTCGCTGACATATCAGAGATATTCATGTCAGAAATCGCACCCATACGACGCCCTTCTTGTGTAATACTCCCTAATAAGTTAAACAGCGTCTGAGATGGCTCTTTATAAGGCATCATCATAATGTTATCGCGGATTGTACCCATGCCCACGTCTACATCTTTAAATTCACCCGGCTCTAATGGTCTATCGTCGCTAGATATACGCATGCCACGCGTTTTAAACCCGCCTTGGAGGTTAGATAACGTCCCACTGTCAACTAATTGACGAATTATTGACGTTCCTGCCTTAGCAAAGCCGCCAACCAAGTGAATTAGCCCTAGTCCGTAGAACCCAAACCCCGGTACGTAGCAGTAATGGACAAAATGTTGACGTTTTAACTTAAGCGCATCACCTTCCCGCCAGTTTCTGCGGATACTTAGTACCTGATGGCTACTTCTGTCTACTGTTATTACGAACGGGCAAGCTATACCGTCGTCACAGTCAGGCAAACCTTCGATTAGCATGTGGGCATGCACTTCATAGAGACAATGACGGTCGTCGTTAGTGAGCTCGTACCCGCCTTCCTGTGCTTTTTTCTCCTCGATGTCGGAGTGGTAAGGTTCTGGGTCGTCTAGTTCTACATCTAGGTAGAATCCTACAGCTTGTAGTTTGGCTACTTCTGTCTTGGTTTTACGCATCACATGAGTAACGCGCTCACACAGCTCGATAGTTGAAGCGCCATAAGGCACGATAACATCTTCTGCTGGGATATATGAGGCGACCTGCCTACCTAACGTCGGGTCTTGGTAGATTTTCTTAAACGCAGAGCCCGCTAGCCCCAGTGCAAACAGCATGCGCTCGTGCTCGGGGCGATACTCCGCCATGTCCTCGGTCAGCTTGTAATTCATGTCCGTGCGAACACGCTCCGCTGCCACTGTTTTTTCCTTCGTCTCTTCGCCAATTATTCTTGTTTTTACTGGGCCGGCCGGCGGGAAAGTCTCAGACATAGTTTCCGCTTGGAATCGTACTGCAGCTTCGCCTA